GTGGGGGCGGTGCCAGTTGTCAGGGCATCGTAGGAGACCCCGCCACTGTCTCAATCGCTAAGGAGACCGGGCAGGCGGCCGACACTGTTCTTTATGAGAACATCATCAAGATGTGGGCGCGGGCATGGGGTCGCGGTAGGGGCAGCTCGGCATGGTACGTTAACCAGGACACAGAGCCTCAGCTCATGAGCATGTTTATGGCAATCGGAACGGGTGGCGTACCCGTATGGTTGCCTCCCACCGGCTTGAGCGCATCGCCGTATGCGACGCTCTTGGGTCGTCCGGTTATCCCTAAAGAGCAATGCGCCACAGTGGGCGACGTTGGCGATATCATCTTCGCCAACTTTAACGAGTATGCGCTTATCCGCAAGGGCGGGCTTAACTCGGCCTCGAGCATCCACGTCCGGTTCATCTACGACGAGATGACATTCAAATTCAACATGCGAGTCAACGGCAAGCCGAAGTGGAAATCAGCGCTTACCCCGTACAAGGGAAGCAACTCGCAATCTCCGTTTGTCACGCTCGCGGCCCGCTAAGAAATATAGCTTAGCAGCGAGTTATAATCTATGAGGCCGGGCGCGCCCGGCCTCCCTATTTTTTCAACAGGAGGGTTAACATTGAGCAGAGTAGTAATCGCGGAAGAATGTCACGTAATAAACATTTTGCCGCCACAAAGCATATCCGGCGCGGCCACAAGCGACGTGTTCTCTGTCAAAGACTGCTCGCATGTGACAATTATTGTCCAGGCGGGCAGCACCAACGCTGACGCGGGCAATATCACCATCGAGGAGTGCGACGACTTCACCCCGACGAACGATACCGCAATCGCCTTCGCCTACTATGCGGAAGAGACGGCAGCAGGCGACACGCTGGGCTCACGAGCCGCGGCGACGGTAACCGGTATCGACGTCTCAGGCAACGACAATCTTACGTACATCATAGAGATTGACGTCGAGGAGCTGACCGAGGGATACGAGAAGCTTATCCTTAAGTGGTCGGCTCCGGGCGGCGCTACACTTGTTTCCGCAGTCGCCATTCTCAGCGGTCTTGCTTTCCAGGGAGACCAGACGCGCACGCAAATAGCGTAGTCGTAAATGATCATAAGTAAAGCCCTCTAAAAATAGGGGGCTTTCCATTTTACACAGGTCAATCCTTGAAGGAGGAACCCTTACATGAGAACAGCACTATTTTCAAGGCATCAACCCGGTGGCGTATTCACTGTCGATGACATTGTCGAGCATCCGGGCGACATATTCTTTGTGCAAAGCGGCCATTCGGCGGCGTCCGATGCGGCCGGCTACGGAAATACCCCGGATAAGCCGTTCGCTACGCTCGACTATGCGGTCGGTAAATGCACAGCAAACCAAGGCGATACCATCTATGTTATGCCCGGCCACAACGAGGGCATCACAACAGCAGCACAGATAGCGCTCGACATGGCTGGCATTAGGGTCATCGGTCTGGGTTGGGGTTCATTAAAACCAACCTTTGACTTTGACGCGGATGCCGCAAGCTTCGCCGTAGGCGCAAGCAATATTATTTGCGAGAATCTGCGCTTTCGAGTATCGGCAAACGCGGTTACGGTCGGTGTCGACATCTTGGCCGGTTTCGACTACACACAACTTCTACGCTGTGAATTTGGCTATGCCGAGACCGCAACGGATGAGTTCGCGATCGCGCTTCGCAACAATGCGGGATGCGACCACACCATCATCGATGAGTGTTTCTTTGACGCTGGCGCGCAAGCCGCGGTAGCCGCAATCAGCCTTACCGGCGCGAGCGACGATCCCATTATTCGCAATAGCCGTTTCCTGGGCGCTTACTCGACCGCTTGCGTCAACGGCATCACGACGCTCTCGACGAATCTCTTAATTGAGGACAACTTGTTTTACCAGGGCGCAACCGAGCCGGCTATCGAACTTTTAACAAACACGACCGGCATTATCCGCAGAAACGATATCAAGACGAACCTTGCGACAATGGCCGCAGCTATCGTCGCGGATGCCTGCTACTTGTTCGATAACTACTACAACGAAGACGTTAATCCTGGCACCGGTGCCCTTATAGGTACGGCCTCGGCTAACGACTAGGAGGTAATGTCCAGTGAGTGAAGCAGTAAAGATACGATTCTTAACATCTGGACCCGATAAAAATCGCATCAAAGGCGATGTATTCTCGGTTTCCGAAGAGCAAGCAGGGGAGCTTATCAAAGGAAAACACGCTGAACCGGTCGAACGCGCGCACATAAAAGCGGCCAAAGCTGCGAAGCAAAAGTAACTTATGCTATGCCAAGAGTACAAGAGCACCCTTTAACCGGTGCTCTTTTCTGTTCGCGTAGACAAATCAAACACTAATTATTATGAGGTGGTCTAGTTGGCTGACTTGGGAACAGTTGTTATTACCGAAGAGACGTACGGAACGGTAAAGAAAATCGGCTTTGCCTGGACATCGGAAGACGGCGGCGGCGATGCCGGGAAAGCAATGAAGACAACAACGAAAGGCTATTCTGGCGAGATTCTACGCCTCGTCACGGCACCGTCCGGTGCCGTGGCCCCAACAGACAACTACGATATCCGAATCCTTGACGAGGACGGCACTGATGTCCTCATGGGTGCCGGCGCTAACCGGGATACCGTAAATACCGAGCAGGTCCTTGCCTCTTCGCTTGGCTGCGTCGCAAACGACAAGCTTACACTCTCGATTGAAAATGCCGGGGACGCCAAAGAGGGCACTGCCTACCTTTACATCAGATAGGGCGAGCGAGGAGTAAGACAATGGCGATTGAAATTATCAGCGCACCAAGCCCTGAGCCGGTAAGCGTTGACGAGCTAAAATTATTTATGCGCATGGACGCAATAGAGTTCGATGCCATGCTCGAGGGATTCATAATAGCCGGCCGCTACGAGGCCGAAAAATACCAGGGACGCGCTTTTCTCACGCAGACACTTAAGCTATGGCTCGACGACTGGCCCAAACTACCGCTCTGCTTGCCGCGGGCGCCGCTTCAATCGGTGGGCTCGGTCAAATATTATGACGAGAACGATGTCGAATATACGTTCGATGCAGAAAATTACTTTGTTGATACCAAAAGCGAGCCCGGACGAATCGAGCTTGCAAGCGGTGCTGGCCTGCCAAGCACCACGCTACGGAGCATAAACGCGGTAGCAATAGAGTTTGTCTGCGGCTACGGCGAGGAGAACGATGTGCCCGAGCTTACAAAAACGGCCATCAAGGTATTCGCAACGCACAGGTTCGAGAATCCGGACACCGACAAAGTCCCTGATGCGTTCTATTATCTGCTCACGACTGACAAACTGGACTGGTTTTAATGGGGACGAAAACAGGCGGGTACCGCCACCGCGTCAATATCCAGGGCCCGGTAATCGGCGAGGACGCTATTGGAAACCAGATCGATATGTTCGGGACTGTCGGTGAGGCATGGGCCAACATCGAGCCCTTAGCCGGCAGGGAATATTATCTTGCCGCGCAGACGCTCCCTGAGACCACGCACAAAATAACCATGCGCCCGCCCGGGTTTACCATTCTCAAAGAGTTCGAGCTGGTCTACGGTACGCGCCGGTTCGGCATCGAGTCGGTCATCGATAAGGGCGAGCGCCACAACGAACTCGTCTTGATGTGCAAGGAAAAAGCGTAATGTCAAATATCCGTGTCGACCAGCTGGCTAGCGAAATTGCCCGCACAGTACGAGAATACACTGACGCCGTAAGTGAGGGGGTCGCGGAGGTCGTTGATGAAACGGCGGAGCAATGCAAAAAAGAGCTGCAGGCGAGCTCGCCTAAAAAGAGCGGTAAATACGCCAAAGCCTGGACGGTAAAAAAGGAAGGGCGCCACCGCTATGTAAAGCGAACGATCCACGTTAAGGCGCCGCATTACCGCCTGGCGCACCTACTTGAAAAAGGCCACGCCAAAGTCAATGGCGGGCGCGTTGCCGGGATTCCCCATATCGCACCGGCCGAGGCCAAATATAACAAGCTGTTAGAGGAGCGTATCATCGACGTGGTTGAGAGGGGCGGCAGATAAATGACGCAGGCTGAGCTTTTCGCGCAATTAAAGACGGTAGGTTTACCTATTGCCTATAGCCATTTTGAGGACCCGACCGAGCCGCCGTTTATGTGCTACCGGTTTACTTTTGCCGAGGACTTCAAGGCCGACAACCAAAATTACGCAAAGATATCGAACTTTGACATCGAGCTTTATGCAAAAGTTAAAGACTTGGCGAGCGAGGGTTTAATCGAGTCGCTGTTGGATTCGCTGCGCCTTCCGTTCGCCAAGGCTGAGACATATATAGGGTCTGAGAAATTGCTGCAGGTAATTTACGAAATCCAATTAGTAGGAGGATAAGATGGCGAACACAATCACGTATGGTCTAGAAAATGTGCACATCGCATTTGCCGAGACGGTGCAGGCCGAGTCGATCGAGGTGACCGCTGACTGCGGAACCGATGGCGAGATGACGGTAGCGGTTACTGCAACTACGCTTCTCGGCGCCGACTCCCCGAAATCGGTCAAGGTTCCGGTATCAGCCGAGGACCACGACACCGTCACAAAAGTTGCGAGCGCTGTGTGCAACGTGCTCAACAACAACGCGGTTATCAACGCTGTATTTATCGCAAGCCATGCCGCTGGTGTTATCACACTCAAAGCGCGGGAAGCGGCAGCGAATGATGCGTCGCTCGCGATCGCGTTTACTGTCGGAGCTACCGGAGTCACGGTCGGTTCGTCGACCAACGTCACGGCTGGATCCACAGGATACGGCACGCCGACAGCGGTTGCCGGTGCCGTAAGATTAACGCCGTCTGCGCAAGGCCAAGAATCGACATTCTATGCCGATAACCTTCCGTACTATGTTGTGACCGCAAACAACGGCTATACGGCAGAACTCGAGATGGCGCTCGTAACCGATGCCATGCTTGCCGAGATGCTCGGCTGGTCGATCGACGACAACGGGATGCTGGTAGAGGTCTCCACCGCCACGCCGAAAAGATTTGCGCTCATGGGGCAAATCGCCGGCGACGATAAGAACCGCCGCTTCGTTTACTACGATTGCCAGGCGTCGCGCCCGGCCAAGGAACAGAAGACCAAGGGCGAAACCATCGAGCCGAATACCGATGTCTTAACTCTCACGATCTTCCCGAAAGTTGTCGGGAGCCTCACCGTAGTCAAGGGCGTCATGGAGCTCTCGGCGACGAATACATCTGCATACAACGCATTCTTCGGTGCCGTCTACGAACCGGTCTTCGCGTAAGAGAGGATTATATGAGAGAGCTTAAAATAGGAGAACAAGAGATAAGGGTCAGGGCGACGCCCCTGGCCCTTTTGTATTATCGGCAAGAGTTCAAAGCTGATCTTGTAGGAGACATGCTGAAAATGACGGCGCTCAGGGATGATCCCACAAATGTTGACTCCGTCGTTTTTCTGCAAATCATTTGGGCAATGGCTAAAGCCGATGCGGGGATGACACAGCAATACCCCTCGTTCATCGAGTGGGTCGCAAGCCTCGACGAGTTTGATTTATCCGACCCTCAACTTTTGACAGCGGCGATGGAGGAAGCCAAGTTTGGCTTTTTTCGTGGAGGACCAAAACCCATCGCGCCAAAAAAGAAATAGCACACACGTCTCAGAGCGGATCGACCTCGAATGGATCGCAGTCGGCAAACGTGCCGGGCTATCGCTTGCAGAAATAAACGAGTTTCGTATCTGCGACCTCGCGACTTATGTCGACATTTACACCGGAGCGGACAAAGAGAAACCGCGATTGGCGACTCAAGGCGACATTGATGACTTTTATAACTAACCCTCTCCCCCGCCGCAGGATATCCCCCTGACCTGCGGCGGGGGAGAGATAAGTATTATACCTGCTGGGGCAGGGGAGGTGGGAGTATGGCGGGCAACATCAAGGGCATAAACATTGAACTCGGCGCAGAAACGACCGGGCTAGACAAAGCTCTCACCGACGTAAACAAAAAATCACGCGACCTCCAAAACGAATTAAAACAAGTTGAGCGACTATTAAAACTCGACCCCTCCAACACCGAACTCGTTGCCCAAAAGCAAAAATTACTCCAAGACGCTATATCAAATTCCAAAGAAAAGCTTGACCGCCTGCGTGTCGCGCAAGAGCAGGTTAATGAACAATTTCGCAAAGGTGAGATAAACGAGGAGCAATATCGTGCCTTCCAGCGCGAAGTTGCCAAAAGCGAGCAACAATTATCCAAGCTGGAATCGCAGCTCGTAAAAAGCAAGAAAAGCTTGGGCGAGTTCGGCGAGTCGATGCAGTCATCCGGCGACAAGATGAAAAACGCCGGGCAAACAATGACTACCCACGTTACCGCACCGATACTTGCGGCGGGCGCTGGATTAGTGTCACTGGGTAGCGAGCTGGATTCCGCGTTCGACAAAATACGCATTGGGACCGGAGCCTCGGGCGAGGCGCTTGAAAGGCTCAAGCTAGACTTTCGCTCAGTCGCCGCAGAGGTGCCATCATCGTTTGACGAGGTTGCTACGGCTCTGTCCGAATATAACAAACGATTAGACATAAGCGGCACAGCGTTACGAGACCTATCTACCCAAACACTGAACCTGGTCCGGGTTACCGAAGGCGACCTAGCTAAAACCATCGAGGACACATCTCAATCATTTATGGCATTTAACGTGCCGGTAGAAAAGTACGGCGAGTCGCTTGATTTTATATTTCGCGTCTCGCAATTTACAGGCATAGCATTTGATAGTCTCCAAGGAAATCTTGTAAAGTTTGGCCCGGTGCTACAAACGCTGGGTTTAGGTTTTGAGCAATCTGCCGCGCTTATGGGACACCTCGAAAAAGCCGGCGTGAACACAGACCAGGCATTAGCCGGGCTATCAAAGGCCGTAGCGAACCTTGCGAAGGAAGGCGTGACCGATGCCAATAAAGCGCTAGAGATTCTTTTCGACAGAATCAAGAACGCGCCAAACGACATGAAAGCCGCTGAGATCGCGATGGAGACATTCGGCGCCAAGGCCGGTCCGGCGATGGCGAAAAATATCCGCGAAGGCAAGTTGGAGTATCAGGAGCTACTTGACACGCTCCAAGGCAGCAAGGAAACCATAAACGGTGTTGCCAACGATACCGATGACTGGGCAGAGAAGTTGGGGAAGCTGTGGAACAATATCAAGCTCGCGCTGGAACCGATATCGGGGCAGTTCTTTGAAGCCATAAACAAGCTTATCCCGTCTATTCAAGCAGCAGCCGGTTATATCACGCAGTTCGCTGCCGCGTTTGTGTCTCTTCCCGAAGGGGTGCAGACCGCAATACTTGTTGCTGTCGCGCTCATCGCCGCACTAGGGCCGCTGCTTATGGTGGTGGGCATGTTGGTATCCGGCATCGGCGGAATATTAACGATTTTACCCGCACTTGGCGGTGCTCTCGGCGTGCTGCTCGGGCCGGTGGGCATAGTAGTAGCGGCGATAGCGGCGCTTGCCGCAGCATTCGTCTACGCTTACAAAAACTCGGAAGAGTTCCGCGATATCGTTAACGCCGCATTTGGAGCGGTGAAAGAGTTTATAACGAATAGCCTCACAGCCGTAGCTGCGTTTATTAAAACGCAGCTCGATAAAATCTCTAAATTTTGGGACGAGAACGGCGAGCAGATACTAGAGGCGACCGTCAATGTTTTTAAGGCCATCAAAGCCGTTATCGAATACGTCATGCCTGCTATACAAAAAGTAATCGGTGTTGGGTGGGAGATAATCAAAGCGCTGTTCTCCGGCGCGCTCGACATCATCATGGGTGTCGTCAAGGTATTTTCCGGGCTATTCACCGGCGATTTCTCAAAGATGTGGGAAGGCGTGGTTCAAATATTCAAGGGCGCGCTCGGCACTATCAGCAAAGTCATGGGAAGCATTACCGGGGCGATACTCGATGCGCTTTCCGGGCTTGCATCAAAAGCGTTCAACTACGGTGCCGACATGCTCTCATCTCTATGGTCTGGGATGCGCAGCGTTTTCGCAAATCTGAAGGCATGGTTCGATAGCCACATCGTGCCTCTTATAAATAAGCTCAACCCGTTCGCGCGGCACTCGCCGTCGCTGGTGGACAATGTTAAGGCGGGCTTGAAAGTAATCGAGCAGGCATATAAGGGCCTAGATATTCCACAGTACGACATGAGCGGGTACGCCCCGGCGGTGCCGGCTTACGCCGCAGCCGGCACCAGCAACATCAGCAACACCCGAAACGATGCGAACTACGTAATCAACGTGACCATACCGGCAAAAGACATCGCCGAAATGAAAAGCGTGGCCGACTTTTTCGACCGTTTACCGCAAGTAGCGAGACAGGGGGCATAGATGCCGACAACTGTTGTTATACAGCCGAGCACGAAGGACACCTATGTCAGCTCATACGCACCCGACACAAATTATGGAAGCGAGACAGGGTTAATCGTCGGGCACGTCTCAGGGCAAGGGTTCAGACAAGCGTATTTATATTTCGACCTTGCCAGCATCCCCGCAGGCTCAACAATTCTTTCGGCCATACTTGAGCTATACAGAGGCCCTTACCAATCAAATGATGCCTATGCGGAGCTAAGGAGGGTTCTCGCGGATTGGGAAGAAAATACTCTCACGGATAACAATAAGCCTTCGACCTCAAGCGTCTACGACTCGCAAGGAATATCGATCGCTGAGGGGTGGAAGAGTTTTGACGCAACAACGCTTGTTTCTGAGCTTGTGGCTGGCACCTATGCGAATCACGGATTCTATATAGGCAAAAACACCGGCACAGACGGCAATAATGCCACGCTGCGCTCACGTGAACATGCCACAGCGGAAACCAGGCCCAAGCTTACCATCACCTATAACCATACGCCGACCGCACCCTCGAACCTTGCACCCTACGGCGGCATTGGACTTAATCCGGCAATAGACAACGTGTTTAGCTGGCTGCATAACGACGGCGACGGCGACCCGCAGAGCGCTTACCAACTGCTCATCAAGCGGGTGTCGGACGGCGCAACAGTTCTCGATACCGGGAAAGTCGCAAGCGCCCAACAATATCGCACCATCGCAGCCGGGGCATTGACAGCGGGAGTAGAATATCAATGGCAGGTAAAGACCTGGGATACCGCCAATGCGGCAAGTCCTTACGCCTCACTGGTAAGCTTCTACGCCTCATCGACACCGGTAGCCACGATAACTTATCCGGCGGCTGACAATGATATTGTCGGCACGTCTAACGTCGAGCTTGTTTTTGAATTCTCCGACCCGGACACCGGCGACAATATGAGTGCGTACAAGGTACGCCTGCTATCCGATGCGGACGCCGAGCTTTACACCACAGGAAAAGTATCGTCCGTGAGTTTGCGCACGCTCGCAATTCCCTACTCGCTCGTAGACGATACCTATTACAGGGCCGAGCTTACGCTGTGGGATTCAACGGACACCGCGAGCGAGGTTGTCGTGCGCAGGTTCTACTGCGATGTTACGCCTCCGATAACGCCGGTACTCGTTGCAACCGCGAACCAAGCAGCGGGTAAAATCGCGCTTGTGATAGACAACTCACACGCAAATACAACCATCGACGCAGCGGCATTTACCCACAATGGGGCGATAGTGGGAGGGAACTGCGTGATTGACGCACAGAATGAATACGCTTATGCCTCGTTCGTCGCTACCGGAGACCCGCTGTCGATACGCTTTTTCGTTACAGACACAGGGCTCGTAACCGATGATTGTAAAATCTCGATCACCGACACCTCAAATAATGATATCGTCTCAGAAACCCTGACCTGCAGCGCCACTATATTTGAGCACGGCTTGAGCTTTACCGGGACCGAGGGTACAACGTACCGGGCGCGCGTGCAAAAAATGACCGCGACCACAAACCAGCTATGGGTCGACAAAATCATCGTACAGAGCGAGGTGCTGGTTCTGACCAACGACATTTACCGTAAGCGCTCGGGCACAACCGCGTGGGAGCGCATAGCCAAGGATTTGGCACCCGACGCGACCTATGATGATTATGCGGTGGCATCCGGCGTGACTTACGACTACAGGGCGCGTGCGTGGGGCGAGAACAGCGTGCTGGCCGACTCGAGCACTGGGTCTGCGACACTCACCCTTAACGGATTGTGGCTGAACGACGCAGCGGATCCGGTGACCGCGCTGCAGCTGCTCTTGCACATCGCCCCGACAAAAGAGCGCAAGCAGCAAGACATAACGCTGATCAAGCTTGCCGGGCGCTCGCTCCCAGTGGTCGAGTTCGGGGAAACACGCTCCAACACTCTCGGCATCGAGCGTGTAACGCTGACCGGAACGACTCATAAAGCGGAGCTGGAAGCGCTCTACGATTCGCAGGCGACACTCATTCTGAGAGACTACCGGGGGCGTAAGGTTTTCGGCGTTATCGGCGGGCTCGATATCGAGGACGAGCACTACGGGGAGCGCATCGGGTTTGACTTTACAGCAGTTGATTACAACGAGGGCGTCTAATGCAACAGCTAGCCAGACAAGGATATACCCGCCAACAAATAGTGGATGCGCTGCACGCCTCTAATCGATCGTTATCATTTCGCTATGATTTGTTGGACGCGACAAACCAGTATATGGGCGACGTCTCCGAGTATGTGCGAGCGGCTTCCGTGGCAAACAACGCGCTTGCTGACATTATTAAGCGGACTGCACGATTCGAAATAAATGACGACGGCTCAATCGATTACCTGTCAGACAGAATCAAGCCGTTTGTCCGGCTCAAGATGCCAGGTGCTGGTTATGCCGAGTTCGCGCAAGGCGTGTTTTTGCTCTCTACGCCACCTCGGGCGCTCACGAGCACCGGCAGCGTGGTTAGAGCTGTATCGGCCTATGACCTTTTGCAGGTGGTAAAAGATGATTGCGTCGATACGCGATACACGGTCGCGGCTGGGACCAACTATGTCGTGGCCGTAAAAGCGCTTTTAGACTCGGCAGGCGTTACGGCGCAAAACCTGACCGCCACGACCAAGACCCTGCCGGTGGCGCGGGACTGGGAGCCCGGCACGAGCAAGCTCGCGATTATCAACGCACTTCTTTCAGCGCTTAACTATCGCTCGCTCACTTTCGACGAGCACGGGACAGCGGTTGCGGCGCCGTATCTCTCGCCGACCGACGCAGCGAGCGAGTATTTATATGTGGTAGACAACAAATCAGTAATCTTCCCGGAGGCGAGCGAACTTATCGACTTGTTCGACGTGCCGAACAAGTGGGTCTTGACCGTGTCCGATGCGGAGCGAGCGGTATTGACCTCAACCTACACGAATGCCAATGCGAACTCTCCGACCTCGACGGTAAGACGTGGCCGCACGATTACCCGTTTCGAGACAACCGACGCAGCGGACCAGGCCACGCTAGACGCTAAAGTCGCGCGCATGGCCTTCGAGTCCTCACAAGTATTCGCCAAAATCGAGTTCGAGACACTCATAATGCCGTTTCATGCAGATGCGGACGTTTACACAGTTGAGATACCGGATTTGGGCGTTAGCGATAAATATGCCGAGCACACCTGGTCGTTTGATTTAAAAGCCGGTGCAAGGATGAAGCACCTGGTCCGCAAGGTCGTGACACTATGAGCATGATTACGCCCGAAGAGTTTTTAGCGATAGTAAAGGCCGAGGCTGCAACTAGCGAACATGCGATTGGGACGATACCAAGCAATTATGCAGCGGGCAACCCGACCGTTATCATCGACGGTGAAACCGCCGCAACGACCAAATCGTTTCGCTGCCTGAAGGGATACTTGCCGGCAGCAAATGACCGGGTGCTGCTTCTCACGACCGCAACGAGTGCCATCGTGCTGGGAAAGATTTCAGCGACACCAGAAAGCACCGGCACCGCAACGATCCAGTCGCACCCGGACGTCTACCACACCTCATTTAATGCGGTCGATGTGGCCTCGCAGAACGTGGATAAAAACAAGCACGTATCCAATGTGCTGGCCAAAGGCTGGGAAGACCACAAAGATGCTATGGCGCCGCACCCCGGGCATCTCGTAATATCTGACGCGGACATGGCGATATTTAACGCGGCCATGCTTCAGGGTGCGGACATAGAACTGCCGACAGCGAGCGACAATCTGAAGTTTTTGCGATACGACCACGTGAACGGCACGATCATTTTCAGCAACGCCGGGGAAACAGGCGGCATCCAGTCGACCAGCATATCGTTCTCCAAGGCTGGTATTTTAACCGTAACACTGCTTCCTTTTGAATGGTATCCACCTGAGGACATCGTAATTTTGACACTCTCAGCCAACGTATCGATTGCGCCGGAAGGCTGCGACCTTATCGTTGAATTTCGCAAGAACGGGGTGGCATCCGGCACCGTAACCATCCCCGAGGGCTCTAAGAGAGCGGTCAACAACACGATAACGCCGGTGGCCTTTACGACCGCCGACGCTCTACAGATAGCAATAACTCAGGTCGGCTCAACAATCGCAGGCTCATACCTGATAGCGCAGGCTTATTACACTACCTAGATGGAGGCGTAGACGTGGCCTATAAACTATTTCCCTATCTCAAGGGCGTCGCAAAAAAAGAAAACGATGAAATCAACCTTAATACCGACGACTTATATCTCATGCTTTGCACCTCATTTATGGAAGCCGACAACCAGAATCACGAGTTCGTGAGTGACATCCTTTTACACGAGGTCGCTGTAAACGGAAGCTACCCAAGTGGCGGGATTCTTCTTCCCGCGCGAAGCGTGGATATCTATGGCGGCAACGTTAGAATCTCTTGCGGCAATACAGTATTCCCCGCTTTGACCGTTGCGGATATGCGCTATGGTCTCGTATTTAAACCGGTCGGTGCCCCCACGGGAGGGTTTATATCCGACCCTGCGGCATCTCCGTTATTTATGGGGGTCGACTACCTCGACACCATCACCCTCGACGGCTACGACTTCCCTGTGCTGTGGAACACTTTAGGGCTTTATAGAGTGCCGATAATAATAAATACCGCACTTGCGCCGGTACTTTCAGCGGCTAACCTGTCGGCCGTAAATATCACGCAAGGCGGCTTTACTTTGATATATACCGGTGCTGACAGCATTGTTGATGCGACATACCCCGACGCGCAGATATTGTTTATGGCGATGCAGGGCGATGTGTCGCTCACGGCCAACACGCTAGAGACAGCGGCGGGACAAACCTTATTCACGGCGGCG